ACGGACTCAGCCATTTTGTTTCGCCGTGCGTTGAATGCCCGGGCATGGGAGAAATAAGAATACGCTCCTTTGATCTTAATTCCAAAAACATCTGATGGTCATTTGGATGAACCCCTGAAATCCATTTGTCAAATATAGGTTTATCTTCTTTCAAGGTCTTTACTCTTGATGAGAATGTCATGGTTGTACTGTCGCAGCTTCTCCAATAACTACTATCAGACCTGAAAATATACTCTGGCTTTATTCCTTCTTCCATTTCTTTGTCAGGATGGGCATATAGTGTGACATATTCTACCGCCACATCCAACAGCCTATATCCTTCCAATAACATGTTTCTTGAATTTTTATCGTGGATATAATCTCCTTCTACAAAATATACAATTTCATCTTCACCGAAGTTGTTGATGGCATACTCCAAAGCAAATTTAAATGAACCGGCGTTGCCGTTATTTGTATCAATAACTTTTGGACAGCCTCCCATGTTTATGTCTTTTATGATGGAATCAAATTGCGCATGAGTGGATGGATTACAGTAGTCTCTTATCAATGTAAGATCTGATAAATCGCGATTCAAAAAATTGACGCAGAAGTTTTTGAAACAATTTTCATTGTTTACAATTGGGAGCTTCTGTTTTGGATATCCTCTATCGCTGAATCTGTATATTACTTTCATGTTATTGGAATGTTAAGATAGGGTTCAACAATATCATATTCTCTATCTCCAAAAATCACATCTTTGCCTCTGAATGGCTGTGAAAATTCTTCTTCGACTAATACAGACCAATCAAGATCCTTATTGTGTCCCCAAGATTTTACTTTTTTCAACATACCTTCCTTGGATCTTACCCATGAAAAATGATGTGAAAATGGAAGACCGTCCAATTTACATTTATCCATTCTCATTTCCTCTGGCAAGCACCAAAACATCGCCTTGCGTTCTTCTTGATGAAAAATAATATTATCGTTTTGTGTGAGCCTACCCGCTCTTACCAACGCAATTGCTTCTTCCCACACCTTTAGTCTGTATTTAAATTCTCTGAAATACCAATAGCAAGCCAATCTGTAACTCTCTTTTAAATTATTTTGCTGCATACTCCACCATTTAATGAACTTGTCCGCCTCAAGTACTTCGTCCACATCAAGAAACATGAAATAGTCTGTGCCTTCTGATGCGTTCATTATTCCCAACTTGCGACATGCGTTATGATGCCATCTTGAACTTTGAGTTGGGTCATATTCAAACTCAATAAACTCAGCTTTTGGATTTTCGGATATTCCTTTATTGATGAGTTCTCTGTTTTCTGGTGTTCCATCCAAGAAATGGTCGCAGTACGCAACAATAACCTTTTCTGAAAATGGGAGCACACCGTCAATACATGGCTTAAGAAACATGTGATCGATAGTACAATAATTGATTACACTTGTAATTTTCATTTTTTAACAAACAATCCGTTGATCAAGTGCTTTTCTCTCCATCTGGAGTCTTGTTCTGAATAATTGCACTTGATAGTTTCAAAGTTATTTCTTTCAAGTATGTTTTTAAGTTGTTTGTCGTTGTAAAACGCCCTATGGTGGTCGTCTTTGTATTCCTTCATATATGGAATACTAACAATCAAATGTCCTCCGATTTTCAGTCCTGCGGTAGAATTGGATATAAAAGCATCAACGTGTTTTTCAAGAATATGCTCTATGCAATGAAATGAAATTGCCGTATCATATGTCTCTTCGTTTATTTTCTTTTCTACAAGATTGGCGCATATGAATTTAAATGGTATACCCACCCCAGAAAGATTTTTTTCAAATCCTTCTTTGACATTTAAGTTTATATCAACCCCAGTTATTGAAGTTACTTTTTTGTTTTGTCCCAACCAATAAGTTATACCACCAGTATTACATCCTATATCTAACACATTTCCATGAATATATTGTTCATTTTCCTCCAAAAGAATAACCGTAGAATGTCCTCCCCACGGTTTGTGGTCTCCATCAACAATATAGTCTTCTGTTTTATACTCTTCCATATCAGTTCTTTGTCTTGCAAACCCATACTATGGATTGAAATAGATCTGGTTTATACTCAATTAGACCATATTTGGTAGATGCTTCTGATATTTGAATATCTTCCAGTTCCAACCAATCCCACACTTTGCCATTGATATACTCTCGAAAATATTTGGATGACTTGGCATAATCATGTCCCATGATGAAATCTCCAGAGTTAACATATTGTGATAGAATATTGAATTCTCCTGCTTTATTACCACCATCGCACAGAATAAGCTTTTTACCTTTGGACTTCAATATATCCAAGGCTTCTTGATCAATTACTTCTTTATCTCCAAAGATATTTACTATCTTTACTTCTATTCCACATTCAATTAGTTGAGGATGTTCTGGTTGGCTTCGTATATCATAACTTACAATTCTTGAGCTTGGAGATGCATCTCTTAGATATCTTGTCAATCCTCCATTCAATGTTCCGATCTCGATGATAATGTCAAATTTGTGCTCTTCCAAGAATGGACCAAATACATTTGGAAAATCGCCGTGTTGTGCTGCTCTGAACCCTTTATAGTGTGTAAATCCGTCTGGCATGTTATGATAGGTTTAAGGTTGTTTCGTTGCTGAACAACACAATTCCAGTACCAGAATGATGACCGTACTGTGTTATATCGTACTTTTCATGTTTAATTTCTCTCCAAAATCTTTCCATCTCATCGCTAAGATGAATATCATCGCAAAGCATTATTCCCTTCCAATTGTTTTCTACAAGAAAATTATAAAACCATATTTCATTATGATACAAATGATCTATATCTAAGAATATCAATTCCGATTTTAGGATTTTTTCTTGTATGTTTGAATCATTTTGAAAATGTCCAACACAAAATTCTATATTGCTATATGGTATTTCATTTCTAAATACACCCACATCTAAACTGAATACTTTGTTGTTTTGATTTTGAGCCAATGCAATGGCTGAAGCGCCTCTGTACGTTCCAATATCTGAGATTTGAATGTTGTTATAGCAATACGACAGATGAATCAGTAATCTGTAATGCTCTTTACCAGACTGCAAATGAAACCATTCGTTTGCTTGTGGATGGATATGTTCGATATGAGATGTAGTAAGACAGTCCAAGATTACGTTTGATAATGAAATTTTCATACTGTTTTAGAAATATGTTCTTTGAGCTTTGCACCAAATTCTTCCCACACTTTACTCTTATGTGCATCAATGTCAATGGGATTTAAAGATAAATATTTTTTATATGGATTTTCTACTATATACTTTTTACCAATTTCTGTTACAACCACGTTTTTCATCACATGTTGGCTTATAACCACCATGCGCTTACTTCTATTATACTCATATGAAAAATGCGTAAGCCATGTATCATCTGGTCCATATTCTCCAATGAATTCTGGTACAGTGGCTGTCTGCATAAGATCATGAGAAATACAAGTAAACCATCCGCCGCCAAACTTTATGGTACCATTATCCAACTTTGATATGTATGGAGAATCTATTTCCTGTGCCACCTTGTTAATAGAATACATGTCAAAATAATCTCTGTGGTTGTGCGGCTCATTCAAGAAATTCTTATTCACGATAACATCCCATGAACTATCCCAATATCGTATAAGCTCTGGAGTAAGAATATACAGCTTGTCTTTGATTGAGTTTAAACCTACATTCAACACCTGTAGTATATGCATGGGAAAATACATATCTGGGTCCAACCATATAAATGCATCACATTTGTCTTTGTATTTGATGGAATCTTTTCTTCTTTTGGCGGCTGACCCAAAGCAGTCATTCTGTTCATTATAATCAAAATCAATATCGCACCAATTACATAAAGCCTTGAAATTTTCAAACTTGTCTCTGAAAAATGAAGATGGGATGGTTGATTTACTCCAATCCGTTTTCTTGTCAGTGATATCCAATGTGATGGATAAAGTGTATCGTACACCACTATCACAAAAACATGATGCTTCCTTAAGTGAGATCAACACTCGTTCGAGTGCATCAATCTCCCAAGGAAAAACAAACATGCTTATTACGACATTCTTCATAGTTCAATCAATCATATTTTTGGTTACACCAGTCCAAGGCTGCACTTCACGCTTGTGATTCAAAACTTTCCATTTTGGATAGATGAGTCCTTTTCCTCTACCATCGTAATTTGGACCATACCAAGGATCTGGCATCACAATGTTTCCACTTGTTCTGTTAAGATATGCTCCCCACCAAGCAAATGTGCTGTTAGACATCACCAAATGTTTCATTTTTGTCATCAGAAACAATTGTACTCCAACACTATCTTCAACATATATCACATTTCCACCAAATGTCTGTTTACACCAATCAAAATCATCCGATAACACAAATAATTGATCCGAGTCCGTGCAGTACTTTTCAAATGCATCATTGTAATATTGTTCACTTAATACACAGTGATTTTGTTGCAGCATGATATAATCGCCGCGCCTTACACTTACACCAGTCGCGTTCGGTGATATTTCAATTTTCGACAAACGTTCAGCTATGTCTTTGTTTGGAACAAAATATTTGTCGATTAATTCATCTCTAATGTCATCAAAATACTGATATGATTGATAAAATCCACAAAGTGTAAGATTCTTGCTTACAGGTATGTCTGAATATATGTCATCTTTTTCTTCATACCTAGTATTTTCACTTGGCAATTCTCCTCTGGGAAAATCATAACCAAATATGCCAAGATCGACTGGCTTTATTCCTCTGTGTCCAGCATATGTAGTGTGCGGAAATACCACAGCATCTTTGGACTTTTTGGCCAGAGAAAGTGTGGCGGCAATCTGAAACATGTTATTGCCGAGTCTTCCGTTGAATGCACAAGAATTCATTTCTTCAAAATGGCACTCGTCACGCTATCATTAAAATCATTCTCCATTCTTGAGAAAAATTCTATACGCACGGTATTATCTCGTATGTACTGTATTTGTTCTGCCGTAGCATGTGGTGTTTCAAACTGAATATTGTTTGAAATATTGTATAAGAAATCATATGCAGTTACTGCATCTTTATTTGGATTGGCATACTTTACTCCTTCTTCGTTTTTCCAAAAAGAAGTATGAAGATCTTCAAGAAAGTAAACTCCACCCGATTTCAAATATGGAAAAAGAGTGGCCATTGAAGAAATTTGATGTCCGATGATGTGACTACCATCATCAACCATGATTTCGTATTCTTTGCATATATCAAGACACTTCAATAGTTCTTCTGGTTTACTCTGATCTGCAATCAGTGTCTTTATGTTTTGAGTTTCAAATCCACGTTTGTCGATTATATCAACACCAACAATCGTTGATGTACCAAAATACTGTTCCCACATTTTCAACGACGCACCATTGGCAACTCCAATTTCTAGTAGATTTGGATTTACATAGTTACTAACATATTTTTCGTAAAAAGGAGTATATTTGTGCCAATACGCCTTGTCTGTTCCGCAATTCAGTCCTATTTGTGTTAATTTGCTCATAAATTATCCATGCCCCATATTGGCCTTTACAGACCAATTTTGATTATAAAACATATTTTGCGCACGTTGACGATCTATTGTCTTGTCGTGTATAAATGCCCAATCAACTTCTTTTGGCAATTGAGATACATATTCCGCACCAACAATTGTTTCATGCAGAGGTTTGTGCCATTGAATTTTCAAGCTGTTCTTATATATTCTTGATTGATAGTCACCGTGATGCCAGTTTATGATAGGAAGATCTCCGTAATCAAGTAATTTGGAAATATTCCATCCCCATGTTCTAGCGTCTTGTTCTGTTGCTCCTCTTACAATATTAACTCTTGGAACACGATACAATTCAACCATTGGATTTGCCTCAAGCAGTTCTTTCATGTTGTAAAGAAGAGTTGAATGCGGATATTCGTCGGCGTCTATTTGAACGATGTAATCACCAACACATCTTTTGCTGCCATAATTTTTGTGTTCAGCAAAATTTTTGTTCAATGCATGTTGTACAACAGTAAACCCATATGACCTTGCTTTGTTTAATATCTTTATTGTTTCATCGTTCGTTGAAAAGTCGTCAAGTATGACAACTTCATCATTTGGTGCATCAGAATCAATATGCTTCTTGAGCTTCTCAATCAATTCAAGAAGCTCAAGTGTCTCGTTATGACAAGTTACAAGATAACTGATTTTCATTAGGAAACTGGCGTTGGTGCTGAAACTTTTTTGAACTTTGGAAGAGTAATGGCCACCTTCTTTTCAAATGAAGGAAGATTCTTATCCAAAATGTCAATCAGTACCTTATTTCCATTTTCCAATGTAAACTTTTCAGCGTTTTGAACACGTAGCTTTTCAGCATTTGGAACATATTTGATGTAATTTTCAAACATATCTTCCAATTTTTGTGCAGCGACACTGTAGTTAACGTTGAACCATTTTGCTTCCTTAATCAGCCAATCGTTACATGCACTTGGTGGAACGTGGTCAATATTGCCCGGCAATAGATTAGAAAGCTCGGACGGCAAAAAGTCAACATGCCCACTCCATCCAGATGTTAGCAATGGCTTGCCACTAAGTGTAGCCTCCAATAAAGGTCTGCCAAATCCTTCGCCGTGAGTGAAGCTTACATGTGCTTTTACTTTTGGATGATTATACAATCTGTTTAATTCGATTGGATCAAGTTCTCCATGAATCAAATAGATGTTTGGAAGATCGCCCATCATATTTTGACGTATGTCATGTATCTTCTTCAAGATTTCCGTTCTGTCCATCTTGGAGAATGTAGCTCCACTGCTCTTCAATATAAGTGCGGGCTTGTTCTTCTTGTTCTTGAACACTTCACTGAATACTTTTACAAGCATTCCAATGTCTTTTCTATCGGCACCAATATCTCCTTGTAGCCAATGCCCAACCATCAGAAAACAGAAATCTTCTTTCACAGCATTTAATGCGGAGTCAATTCCTTCAGAAGGTTCTGATGTTTTCTTGTAAATATTTGTATCCACTCCTTCAAATGCAACTTCAATGGGTCTATTCAAAGAAATTTTTTCAATCGCACCATTATCTAATTTCTTTTCATAAGCAGCTTTTACAAATACATCTTTTGAAAAGTAAGAAGGAACAATGTTGAGATTCATTCTGTTCAATCCCTCAATCCATTCCGGTTTCGGAACCGTGCTTTCGATACCAGCAGTTATACCAACATTATATTTTCCAATTGGTCTGAACTCGTTTGGAATCGAAACTTGTACAAACAAATCAGGTTGCTCAGTAAGTTTGCTGACTATTTTGCTTTTTACTTCCTTGACCATTGGACGATTTTCATCTTCCAACATAGTATTTGGACAAACTCCCCATCGCATAGGAACAATCTTTACATCGAACTTGCCCCAATTGATCAATGCAGTGGCAATTTGGAAAGTGTGGTCGCCGTATCCACTGCGAGATGCAACTGGTCCCTGCAATACACAGACTGGTTTAATTTCGTTACTCATTTATATAACCTTTTTTATTTTATGGATTTGTTCCGGTAGTGTTTTGATCATCCTGCTCTGCAAATACTGCAAAGATTTCGCTTACAACATCACCAATTTCGTCCTTGTATTCTTGCGCTTTAGCTTTTTTTTCTTTCGCAATTTCAAGGCGCTTCTCGGTTGCTTCATACACACGACCTTTTGCGGCATCGTCACTAATGGCTTTTTGTTTTTGCTTTTCGTATGTATCTTCAATTTCATTTTTCAACTCTCTATCTTCTTCGGCATATGTTTTCATTTCTGCCTTCTTGTCCTTTTCAAGTTCAAATAGACGCTTGGTTAGGTTATAAATCTTATCTTTTGCCTGATCTGTTGTTAATGGTTTAGCCATATGTTTATATTAGTTAAATTTGTTCTTTGCTTCTTGTCTATCAATTTTTGGTAGAATGAATCCCAACTTTTTATTTGGCATATTATGCCCAACAAATTCATCATGGCGATGAATATTGAATTTTTCTCTACCCTTCCAATTTCGGAGCATACTATCGATACCGTCTGCCATGTTTTCACACATTTTTTCAGCACTCAAACCATTTGGTCCAATTAGCCACTCGCGACCTTTAAGTCCTCTTGCCTTGCGTGCTTCTCTACCAACTTCATACCAATGCATCATAGCTACAGCGGCGTCTTCCCAACGAGCATAATCAGCGAGAATATATGGCGTGGGAATACTACCTTGAACCATTCTTGCTCCCGGAAATATGGGAGTTGCCCAAGTGCCATGATTTTTGTATCTACCATCTGCATTTGTACCCCAATCAAGATTGAATTCAACAGGCTTTCCATTCTCATCTGTAAACCCACACTGATCCTGCAATCCTCCAGTTACTGTAACGATGATTGGAGTCCCAGCCGAAATGCTTTCAGCAGTTCCTAAACCAAATCCTTCATTGTCTGAAAGATTGATTGTAACATCGGCAATGTTATAATACTGGTTCAGTCTTTCTGGCATGATCTTATCTGTACTAAAGATCACATCATAATCTGGACAAAATGCCGTTTTGCATGCTGGTAAATCTGTTCCCGCTTCGTCTGCTGTATTTGTATGCATGAAGAGAACACACTTCTTTGCTTCTTCTGGAGAAAGACTATCGCAGAAATTTCTGTACGCCAACATTATTGTTGATGTTTGCTTACGACGAATGTTTCTATTGTTATAGAACAATACAAAGTTATAATCTTTTTTGAACAACTGCTTTCTCAATACACCAAGTTCCTTCAACTCTTGATCGGTTGTGAGTGGACGAAATGTTTTTGGATTAATTCCGTGAGGAACATATGTTACTGTAGTAGGATTGTTTAGTGCAGTCCCGAGTACACCCTCAATAATATTTTTCGTTTGCTTGCTGATGCATCCAATCCAATCACAGCTTTCATAGAAAGCCCGATTGTACATTGGATATGGCAAGTCGTCCCAGATGCTGTAAAATCCAATCGGCATACGTTGGCGAAGTTCACGTTCCATTTGATACAACCATGTCCAAAATCTTGGATCAGTAAAATGAATTAAACCATCTGGTTTTTCGAGATTAATGACCTCGTTCAGAATTTCAGGATTGCCATAACCGTCCACTGGATATAAACGCACATATGCATCATTGATGCCAGCCATTTGATTGACTGCACTATCAAGATTCATTATCTTTCCCTTTTCGGGATGTTGAATACTACCAGCCAACTGAACCCAGTTGTATTTACCAGCTAGACCTGTTACAAACTCTCTTGCCATTGTGGCAATACCAGAATGCATTCTTAGGTCATCGCATAGGAGTATAATTTTCTTTCTGTCCTTTTGAGGAATATAACCATTTACCATATATAACCTTGTATTATGATTTAAATCTTATGTTTGTCAATGATTTAAAATGCCGAACCGCTAACTTGTAGAGCGTTGGTAGAATCAATCTTTGCTTTGAATTCTGGGTCATTTGTATACAAATAGACGCAACGATTTACTAGTTTTTGCAGTGTCATGCCGCTGCTTACTCCAGCCTCTTTAAACGACGTATATTTGTCTTTGAAGATATGAATGCTGGTGAAGCTTGTTTCGTGATTTGATTTTAGTTTCATATATATACCTTTCTTCTATATACATATATATGAACAACAGATTTTGTGATGTATAAAAACTATTTATGTTTTTTATATCAACCCTCTTTACCGTTGCAGTATAACTCACCTTTATCGTTTTTAAGAGTTTTAAAAACACAGTATTTACAATTTTTGCGAGCTTTACCGGGGTTTTTAGGAAATGGCACAGAAGTATTATATTCACCCTCTTTGGTGAATCCACTATTTATAAAATCTAGGAAAGTAGTTTCAACTTCCTTCATACTCATCTTTCCATCTGGAGGAGATATTCTTTGAATTCGCTGTTGTGGAAATTCAACATTTTCTAAAAGTTTTCTCTTGACAACAAAGAATTCAACTTCTATGTCAGACATTGGAACCTTGAACATCTGATTATAAAAACGCTTATACAAAAGTAATTGATCGATCTTTGTTCTATCTGCTTTCTGATATTTGTTCCAACCATTAGTACTGGTTTTAAAATCAAGAATCAAAATCTTCTTTGTATCTTTGTCTCTAAATACAATATCAAGAAATCCTTTATAAAGTATAGTTCCATTTCGCAACGGAATTTCCAAAGGAAGCTCAATACCTACCAATTCATATTTCTTACTTGGAAAATGTTTACTACGCTGTGCATAACTCAAAACGTGATCAAGAATAACTTTACCATCTTGCTCAAACTCAGATACAGTGGATGGTGTAATTAATCCAAGAGAGTCAAACTCGCCTTCAGCAAGCTTCAACTGCTCTTCATTTGCAATCTTGAGTTCTTTTAGTCCTTCCTCATACTCCTTCTTGAATAATGCAAATGTATCCAATGCATCTGCTTCTGATGTTCCTACAGTATATAATAACCTAAGATACTCTTGAAGGGCTGCGTGTATACCTGTACCAAACACAGTATGTATGCTTGCTTCGTATGGTGCTAATTTGTCTATATATGATAGCTTCCATTGTTGTGGGCATTTCAACCACATAGCATATTGGCTAAAACTTACCGTTTTTGGTTTCTTTTGTTCTTCTGTTTGAAGAACTTCAGTTGGATTGGTTGAAATTTGGTCGGTTGACATAATTGAAATACTATATGGGGAAAATGAGATGTGTCAATTCATTTGAGTTTATATTTATGTAGAACAACGCATTTTACACTATGGAACTATATACACATGTTCTACAAAAAACTGGGGTCTTGAAGACTTTTACGGTGGCAAAAATTGTGAAGAAAAAAGACATCGAGGATCTCAAAAAGCTCATCAAGGAAATTGCGTCAGATGAAAATGAATACAAGACTTTATTGGAAGAAGAGCTTTCTAAAATATCAAACATGCACGATAAAGCTAATCCAATTCCGGGAATCATCTACAAAACAGAAGATTCAGATAAGCGGCAAACGATTTTGGCATTGACGAAAAAAATTTCAAAAGCTTTGAAGAAAAATAATTTCAGCAAAAAAGAATTGGCATTTTTAATTTCAGCCATAATCACAGAACTAGAACTTACTCAAGAAGATTTTGTAAATCTAAAAAATGAACTTGAAGAAGAGACAAAAGATGATTATGATAATAATGACGATAGCGACGAGGAATATGAAGACTAGATCAGTTTAAATTTTTCAATAAACTCATCAACATATTCATTTAGTGTAGGATTCATTAAAAGCTCCACTTCATTCATCTTACCTTCGTCTGGCCACTCAACAATGTGATCAGCTGCGCGTTTAATCCTTGGATCATTTTCAGCTTCATGGTCGTTTGCTGGTTGTACAAATTTCTTTTCAATAAGACGGCAACCGTCTTGGGTCTCATCAACGGTTTTGTATTTGCTGATATGACACAAAATGCCATTCACTTCGTTCTTCAGAAAATAAAGCTCATCTTTCTCATAAGCATCATAGCGCACATCAGTGATAATGTAATAGTCATAATTGGATTCTTCAATAGTTTTCTTTGCAAGGTCAATCCAATATCTTCCATTAGTCAATTTTCTTTGTGCATCTCCATACCAAACAAGCATAGGTCTAATAAGAGTTTTTTGCTCAGTTACTGGTGTAAACGCGGTGATACCAAGATTCTTTACAAGAAAATCATCCACTTGATATTTTAGAGGTTCGGCCAAAGCAACTCGTCTCACTGATTTACCAGCTTGTTGTAGTTTAGAAGCAAGTATTCCAGCGAATGTATCTTTACCTGCTCTTGCCACGCCGCTAAGACCAATAACTTTTTTGTTCGTCATAATCTCTCAAGATACCACTTGATTTGAAATGGTCAAGCCTTTTCCATCATCTCTTCAATTTGATCTTCGGAATATCCGTATTTTCTAAGTATACTTCGTACATCATCTCTGGGAATGAGTTTCATGTATTCAACAATATTTCGCGTGCTATCTTGAAAGTGAATGCACATCAATGTAAGTAATGACTTGTTGTATTTTTCTGTAGAATTCTTTATATATGGAAAATATCCTTTTCCTTTTGGTGTAGAAGCGATACACAGTCTGTAGAATTGTTCTGGAGACAATTTATCCTGATAATACTGTAAATCATTGATTACATCAATTAGATCGGTTTGCATGCTCAGAACTCTGCATACCATATAATTCGACCAAGTCTTCTTATCTTCATCAGAAAGAGTTTCAAAATACTTAGGATTTTTTCCCACACGTATTTCATTCACATGATCAAACAATGATCTTACTTTGGGTTTTGTTTCTTTTACTTTTTTCTTCATTTTTTCCAAATGCGCTTATCATATTGAACGAAGGTTACAAGACCCAGTGCATTTTTGGCATTTGACCATTTTCCATCAATTCCTTTTTGGGTAGCCATTTTTGTGTAAGCGGCATTCTCGGTTAAGTTGGACGGGTTGGAAAGATAAAATTTTCCACCAATATCCAATTTTCCAAATTCCATCATTTTTGGACCATCATTATTCGTTTTCATTTTCATCTCCATCTTTTATTTTTCTGCGTGTGAAGGCGACTTCATCATCGGCTTTAACTTTTTTATTATCAAAATTTTTGGCAGTTCTGCTTATATGTTGTTCTACTCTGTGTATTCTAGAATTGTGTTCCACGATTTTAGTATTAAATTTGTTATGATCATTTGAATTTTTCTTCAAATTATCAAATGCAACTTTTAGTGTTTCTGTTATGGCACTTCCTGCTTCTGCCAAGGATTTCTTATGTGTAATATCTTGTTCTTTCAACATACGCAATATTTTTACCTGCTTGTGCAGCAAGTAACCACAAATTGCATACAAAGAAAAAATTAATAGATATGTGAATTCCATAAAATATGGCCCACTATACTTCGGGGCAACTTTGTTGTCAAGATGCTATTTGAAACCCTCTTACTTCGGAGACATTATCCAAGAAATGAATCCAACTTGGATGATGTGCAATGTTTATTGTTGCACTAACAGGAATACTTTTTGGAGCATAAGGTTTACGAATGAGTCTAAGTCCAGCTTGTTCTGGTGTTTTATCCGCCTTCTTACTGTTGATATCTCTGTGGCACCATACCATATTCTCAAAAGTATTTTTACCACCTTGTGAACGTGGAATAACATGATCTACATTGCCTTCTTTCCAAGAAAGTGGTTTACCAGTGTATTGGCACACTCCACCGTCACGCTTGCGAATACTTTCCTTAGTAGGGCGGGGCTGAACCATTGGCATTTTACCATAGTTTGGCTGAATTATTACTCTTGGTACACGAAGTGTCATGTTACCAGTATGAATAGCAAGGTCATATTCACGGATAGGAAGTGTTTTCCAAATATCCCAAGTTACTGGATTTGTATTGGTTGGGCTGTTCCAATCAACACTGCCGTCAGAATCTATTTCAAATTCCATATCAATCGCGACAGCAGGAGCATTTTTTCCGCCGTCGCCACCTAGCATTGCTATAAAAGCATCTTTAACTGTCTTGGTGCCAATAGCTTGCCAAGAAGCATTCAAAGATAAAACTGGTTGATTGATAACATTCATTTCCATATCCTTTATATGGTATAACTATGACTTTTAATCTATAAAAAGTCAAGACTTATTTATCCAATTACTTTGATCTGAAAATATGGGTCAAAATCAATCTCCATATCACCATCAAACAATACAATGGTTCTATTTGCTTTTTGAACTACTAGGCTCACTACAAGTATTCTTCCAGAAGCACTTGGTACTCTATCTCCAATTACCAACCGCTTTGCTGCTTTCTCGACCAATTTATATGTTGTTTTTGCCATCATGTATAAATATTGTTATATGGCATCAAAGATGTCAATCTTCTTTTGTCGCTAAATGCCAATACCCACAATGATTGCATTTGTATGGCGTCTTCTCGGATCTATACTCCATAAATATTCTTTTAGCATCACGTAGCGCATCCGTGCGAGTTTCATATCCCATCTTACTCTCGCACGAACGCCTATGATGATCATTTGAGGACTTGGTATAGCAGTTTCTTGTAGTCATCGGCACCAATGTACTTCGCGTCAAGCATCTTGAATACAATAGCTGCTCTGCCTGTGCTGCCATACGCTTGTAATATTTCTGCTGCTGCTTGCTTACGAGGAATATTGATACGACGGAACGAAAAAAGAACCAAAGCATCCATTATCTTTTTCACTTCCTTCATAGCATCACAGATACGAGATGCGTGACCTTGCGCCATTGTTGCGATTTCGTAATCAAACTTTTCAGTAAGATACTTGAAGAAATCAGGATATCCAGTTGCTTCAGGCGAAATTTTATGACGCTCCATGAACCAATCAATATACACATCAATAACTTTGTCTATGCTAGAAATTTCACTCTTTGCTCTATGAAGATACAAATAGTGTGCGCTCTTTACTTTACGAATGCACTGCTCTTCCTTGTAATATACACAAAGACCTTCTTGATCACGTAATGCTTCCACGCTAGTCTTCATCTCCTCAATAGAGTCATATGAATAAAGCTTTGGACGACGAAGCTGAAGCTGTGATGCAACAGTGCTTAGTCCATCTTGTGACATCATAGAATAATCGTTGTGAAATATCACGCCGATTAAAACCATATCTGGGTCGTTTCCGTAGTCCAATACAATACGGTTAGATGGTGATAACCATTCAAAGATGTAAGAAACAGAAGTGTTTTCTTGTGCTTCTATAAATTCAAAAAACTT